CACTCATTGCATTTTCCTTAATATCATCTGCCATACTTAATACATTTAAGGGGCATAATTTCCGGATGGAAATATTACCCGATTTAACATTTTAATAATTAACTCGTTTTGTAAATTATAAATCAAATTTTTCCGTAATATCTGAAGAACTCAAAAGGAGTTCTCACATCAAGATAACCGTCTACCTCTTCGTTGGCTTCCGCTTCCATTTCAAACGCGGAATTTCCGTAAGCCTTATCACCTACATTTATCCAACACCGGTTACGGCATAAGTGATACATGTAGGATATTGCGTACTCCACACCATACTGGAGGTAGAACCACAACGGGCATAGCAGATATACCCATAAGTTGAATCCGGTAAACAGCATGATTACCGTCAGCAGCACAGCGGATGCAATCATGCATTCCTCCCATTGGCGCACATGAATCGCCTCATGGTTAAGTGTACTCTGCTTCATCTCCTCCTTGCTTTTCTTGGTGAAGACGAAACATCCCAATGTGATGGTGTTGTAACCCTGCCACAGCAGCCATTTCGCTAACTTGCTTTCATAAAAAACTTTCATACATCTTTCCATTTATATTAGTTTGTTAATTAACCGGGTTTTCGTAATCATGGTCACCCAAATCAGCATACGAATACGAAATGCCATTTTTATTGGTTGAAATCCAGACTCCTCCCAATGATATGAATTCATAAACACCAGGCTCTGTGATATGAGCTTTATTGCAATAATGGTATTGACCGTCAACCAACTCCATATCATTAAATCCGTCCGATGTCACAACTGACACATAGCCATATGTGCTCCCTGAAGAATTATTATATATGATCAAGGATATTTTCATACCCACACATTGGGCAGAGCTGGGAAGCATGTATTCACTTTGGCCTATTCTACTGGGACGCCCATTGCCAAAATCCGAACCAAAATTGGGGTTCAGGTAAAAGTAGCCTTCATTGGAACTAAACCCATGTATCTTTATGAATGCCGCTGTCGCTGTAATTTTTCCTTGAACATTGACTTCTCCAGTCTCACCATCAATGTTACAAGTGACATTTCCATTCTTATCCCTTGCCAATACGTTCTGTACCACCAAATCATCCACAAGGATTTCATCGGCACGTATCTTTCTTATTAAAGCCATATCCATAGCTACAAACATAAACTGCTGTGCCGCCTCCCAATTAGCATCACCGTCTATCGAGGTAGGTGCGACAGTGACCGACGTACCGTATGCCCGTACCCGAAACGGAATGGTGCGATTGTTGAATGTGGCCAGTACGATGTCATGGTAATCTTCATTCCAGACATATGTGTTGCCCTTGGCGAAAAAACCTCTCGGACGCGGCTCACTGGCATCCCGTCCGCTTGAACCGTCATAGCTGACACCCACGGACATCTCCGCAATGAAACTGTCATTCCATGCCGAAGCGTCAGCCTGGCTCTGGTAACAGCGGACAGAGAAAGTTGAATACCCTGCAGAAGCGTTGACCGTAATCTCGGAAGCCCTCGAAGGCCCTGCGATGGCGCTCCATATCCCGTTGCTGTACCCCCGTGCGGCCAGATATCCGTCCGGATAAGTCAATGTGGCGCTGCCGAGCGTCCGCTTGGCATAGACCCGAAAAGCTGAAGGCACCAAAGACCCGGCACTGCTCACCCGTATATTGCTGCATGTACTGATGAGATAGACCATGCCGCCGTCTGATGTCAGTTGTTCCCATTCGTCGGTGTTCACTTCTTCGGTAATAATATAACCGTAGGACTTGCCGCCGTTCTGGGTCTGAGTGATTCGCCTCCCGTCATGAGTTGTCTGAGTCCATAGAGGTGGATTCGAAGTGTCAACCTTTGAGAGCCAGGAGCGACTCCCCATCGTACAGATGGTGAGCTTTTTGTATGGAGTATTAGCCGTGCGCCACTCACCGCCAGCCTTGACGGATTCGCCGTCACCGCCAGGTTTTCCAGGATTACCGTCGTTGCCGTCCACAACCATGGGTATAGTTTCCCGGTCCACGACCTGCCCACCCACGTAGAACACGAACTGCAGTTGCGTCGTGAAGTTCTTCGGGGAAATGGCCGTGCCGTTCTGTATCTCGACCTCCGAACCACCGTCCTTGCTGTATTTCAGCACACCGTCAGTCGTGATGGAAGTGCTACCGCCTACAGACTTGGTACGTGTACATGACACGCTTGCCACGCTGTAAGTACCGTCCTTCCGTTTGCTTACCGATGAGACGGAGGGCACCAGCCTATAGAGTACCGCATCACTGCCCGGATTACCGGCACGCACACCGGTAATGGTGAACACCAACTCACGGCTTATATCCGTATCCTGTACCGTAGCCGTAACGGTTATCCTAACCTCTGAGCGTGCAGGCATCGAAATGCCGGAAGCCACGGTAAACGCTATCACCCCCGTATTGACATTGTAGCTCTCCGTCACACCGGCAGGGGTCACGCATGATATGGACTTGAGCTGTAGTTTCTTCGTACCATACCACATGCCGACGGTTGTATTGAGTACGGACTGCGAAACAGTCTTTCCTTCGTATGTCAAGGCAATGCTTTCCATCTCGTTGTCGAAATCGGCTACAATGGCCGACTCACCGTCAAAGCCCCACTTGGCCCAGATGGCTGCCGGTGAAAACGCACTCCATACACCGTCCTTCTTCGTGCGGCAACAAGCCCACTCGTATGGCAGGCTCTCGCTCACCCCAATCGGGTCATCATGCCAGCCGGACGGCACGTAGTCATCCACCTGCGAGGTGGCTGGCGTAGGAGGCGTCACATTCTCTGTCGTATGTTTGAATATCCACTCATAATCCCTACCGTCACGCCCGTCCTGGCCGTTCTCCACCAGCAGTTCATATTCAGCCGTATTCAAGTCCCCGGTAATGGTATAACCGTAGCTCTTTCCACCGTTCTGCGTCTGCAGGATGCGGCGCCCCTCATTGGTCGTCTGAGTCCACATCGGAGGATTGTCTGTACCACCGGGAGCGACACAGAGAAAGACACGTCCGGCCATCCTGGTAATGCCCATGTAAGGTATATGCTTGCCGGTCTGCCAGTCACCGCAATTGGTAATGCTTGTACCGTCTGCACCCTTGCTGCCAGTCACACAGATGGCGTTCGTGACAGTGAAAGTTCCGTCAGTGAAGACTATCCTTGTCCGGGTCCAGATATACCATCCGTTTTTCCACGCCGGAGAGGTAGTCTGCCACTCGCCTCCAGTTGTGGTGGCCGATGAAGAGGAGAGGTAGTATTCTTCGGTAATGGACTTGATGCCCTTGCCGTCAGCTCCCTGCCCACCACTGATACAAGCCGCTTGGGTGTACTTGACTTCGCCATCAGAATAGACAATCTTCGTCCGGGACCAGATATACTTGCCGGCTTCCCATTCAGGGGAGGTAGTCTGCCAACCGTCCACCGGGGCAATGACATTCGACACCGATATCGCGTATTCCACATCGGTAGACTTGATACCCTTGCCGCTTTCTCCCTTGGCCGCATATTTCAACCAATCAGCATTGCCGTCTGCCGGTTCTGTAGACGTGCCTTTCTCATTGACACATATCCAGGAGCTGCCGTTATGCGTCACCTCATCGTAATAGGCATACTTCTCACCCTTTTTCCACGTCCCCTTGAATAGCGGCACCCGGAAAGCCTCGCCGGTGATGTCATCTACCTGGAATATCTTGCCGGACATGATGACGTGGCGAAAAACAGCCGAGTAGTTGTCTGCAGGAATACCATGTACAGTACGGCCTTTCTTCTTACCAATCCACGACATCTCTTGTGCCGGTTCCGGGTCCCAAGTATTGACGTGATCAAAGAAAGTAATGCAGTTGTTGCCGCCCACCGTATCGATAAGGATGTACGTCTGCCTATCCTCATCCGTGAAGTTACCCGTCTGGGCGAGTACCATAGATTCCCCAGGCTTCCAGTCAGTACCTGGCTTCGGCGTCATGACGAATGTCTTGGCTGTATAGTCTGCGGAAGTCACCCGGAATTTCATCTCCTCGAAACCCTGCAACTTGTCTTCGGCGTTCTTGGTGACGAAGTAAGTAGTAAGTATGTCATCGACAAACTGGCTCAGCCCGTCGGCATCGGTCAGGTCAGGAGTTATGGTGTAGCTACCGTCACCGTTGTCCGTCCATTCCTTGACCGTGCATCCACCTCCGGGAGAGGCACACATACGTCCCTTGAAATAGGTCACACGGTTATAGGCAATCTCCGGAACAAACACACGTTTCCTGAATATGCCTTCCTCCATCTCCATCTTTCCGTCCTTGTCGATGTAACCTCCGGAAATGCCGGTGAGGAACTCGCCGAACTTGACAGCCTTGGCCGCATGGAGAATGTCATCTACTGTCAAACTGCCGCCAACCTCCAGGGAATACTCTGTACGGTCATTCCCGGTCTTGCTGAGAGCTTTTTGCGCAATCTCTTTCAGTACCCTCAGAGCGGACATGACCGTATAGTCGGTAGCAGGCCGCCCGTCCCAGCTTTTCAGAATATCAAGTGACAGCTGTTCCCACTGCTTGTCCAGTATATATTTCAAGTCCGTCAGACTTGAATCCACCCGCGACTTCCAGCCTTTTCCCACCTGGTCGGTGCATTCTATTGTTGCAATGGAGAGATTGTCCAGTTTGCGCACGACTTTCGTCATCCGCGTGTCCCTGGTCCCGCCCGACGCTGAAAAATACTTGTCGCTCAGCAACCGCACACGCTGTCCCGGCAATAACGGTATCCGGTTCCGGTCTATATAAATATAGTCAGTGTCACCGCCATACTTGGACACGTCCTCACTGTATATGGCCAGATAGTCATCCACGGCAGCCTTGTAGTCGAGCTCAGCCTGCGTCTCGTATTCCACCGGCATACGGAAGTTCCAGGGAATATATTCATTCCCGACAGCCGGTATCAGACTGCCACCCGGTATTTGCGTCTTGTCATCAGGATAGGTGTTGATGATTTCCCATTCCCCCGTTTTTGAGTCATAGTTTGCCTCGAAGTCACGACCGGCAAGGTTCCCTGTCTGGAACGACACATGCTTCACCAGGCCGGCTATCTCATTCCCGTTCGGATCAAACTGCATACCGCTGTCCTTGAAATAATAGACAGTGAACTTGTTCCCGTCATCCCCGGCCTTCTCTTCACTGCGCACAGCCGTCACAGTGCCCGTATAATGGGGGAATATTCCGGCAAAGGCATCCTCCTCCACGTGTTCATACAGACCGTAGTTCGTGTTACGGTCCACATATTTGGACCGGTCAGGAAGCTGGAGACGGGAGAAGCCGTAACGGGAGGGGTCGATGTTCTTTGTCGAGCCCAGGGGAATCAGACGCGTAAAGAACTTTACACTGTCACTGTTCTCCGACTGTGCCAATGAGGTAAGCCCCCGCATATAGCCCAGTTCTACCGGCTCCCCATGCTCGCAGCGCGAAAGGTTGAAGGTGAAGCCGTCCGTCCACCATTCCGTACCGAACGCTTCGGCAATCATTGTGGCGGCATCCCAGCAGGTGACATTATTGTATTCGATGGTCCGGTTGTCTGCCACCACCACGTCGCCGATGCTCCAGACCTCACGCCCGTAAATGCGGTTCATGTTCTCCACCCACTTCTGCAGGTGCTCCCGGGGACCGCCGTCAAGACTGAACTGGGGGTTATAAGCCCCATCGGTCAGATGCAGGTACTTCACTTGCTCCGCGTCATGTATGGGGGCATAGAACTTCACCGAATAACTGTAGGTCTGTGTATCCTTCTGCCTGGGCTTGTACTCCTTCTTTATACTGAACTTCACTCCCTCCAGCAGCACATAGTCCTCCACGTCCAGCATCACGTAGGACGGGTGGGTAAAGGAGACCGACACAGAGTATTCCTTCATCAGTTCCTGGTTCCAGGTGGAGGAGGAAGATGTGGAAACCGTCAGTTTCAACTCTCCGGACCGGTTATAGATTTTGAGTTCCATTCAAACAGCTTTTAATCGTTATTTAAAGAGTTCCGGGTTTCGGTTCCCGAAACTTCATTTTCCATCTCTCTACGACCATCCCGCCGGATACATCCGTCACGGTGTCGAAGTCGGAAGAAGACTTGTAGTAGAACTTATAGGCGGATGTCCTGCCCTTTACCTGAAGGTTCACCCATCCGGAATACATGACCTTCATCAATGCCGCACGGCGGGTCTCGCATTCCTCCGGAGAAGAGGCGTATATGGCGAAGTACAACGTCACGTCCCTGGCCTTACAACACGGAGACGGCAATACCTCCGGCAGCTCCTCACCGTTACGCTCCCGAAAATCCACAGAGGTGTATGCCTTCATTTCAAGCGGTTTCAGCAATTCACTGAAATTGAAGTTGTCCTCCCGTCTGTCCTCACAGAGGAAAGCGGAATATTCCGTCCAGGCATCCTTGCCGTTGACGGTCATGTATCCGGTCAAATCTTTCATACTTCTATATCGTTTTCCATCCGTCCCGGTCCTTGCTTGCCAGGAGGTCGAATATGTCTTGTAATACTTTGCAGTAAGAAGTATTCTCTGCTATCTGCAGGAATATGTCATGGTCTGCCGAACGCCCCTGCTTCAGCTCTTCCAGCAACTTGTGTATGCCGCCGGCATGGTCCTGCAGGGAGGTGAACAGACCTTCCAGCTTGGTGCCCTGCTCCTGAGTCAAGGCAGTAAAAGTCCCGCTGCGTCCGGACTGGGAACTTGAACTGCCGGAAGAGCCTTCCCAACCGAAATCCTCCATTATCTGTTCCCGCTGCGCCAGCATCTCATCAATCATCTTCTGATAGTCTCCACGCAGTTTCTCCGCTTCCATGGAAGAGAGCCCGTCCTTGTCGGCCATGTCAGCCCATGAGTCATACAGCTTCTGTATCTTGTCCTTGTACCGGGTGGCCACCAGTGCGGAGAAAATGGCATTCTGAAGGTACTTCTCAAAGCTGCCGGCAAAATCCTCCGAAGTGGCGTCCATATCGGACAGCATGGAAACGAAGCCGTTGTAGAAACTGTCGAAGTCCGTCTTCGTCAGTGCCTCCTTACGGGCATCCTGCACCTCCTGCCAGGCTTCCTCGCTCTCGATAATCTGCTCGAGGTAGTTCCGTGTGTCCTCGTGCAGCTCGCTCCAGAATCCGCTTGCTTCATCACGGAGTCTCACCAACTGCTCATACGGGAGGTCGAAGAGTCCCGTCATGCGGCCGTCCCCTATGCCGTATTTATCGAAGTCACCGCCCAGCACCTTCCTGGCTTGCTCCCAGGCAGACCGGGAAATATCCTTGCGTTGGTCGGTACCGTGCGAGGCGCTTGACCCCACGCCCAGGAACCCCTTGCTCGCACCCGCATTCAGATAGGCCTTGCCCATCTCGCGGGCATAGTCCTGCTGTTTCTTCAGCAGCTCGCGGGCACGCTCATAAGAGTTGTCCGCATTGGCGAAGTCGTCCGCCTCCATGGAGGAGACAAGCTCCTTCTGCTTGGAAATGACCCTGTCGAGCACTTCCATATAGCTCTCGTATTTCTCCTTGGCCTGCAGGTAGCGCCTTTCCGAGCGCTCACCTCCCCAGTCCGCACCGAACAGACTGCCCACGCTCTTGACGGCACCGCCAACGGTATTCACCACACCGCTTATCATACCGCCGACATCCATGCTGAGAAGGGACCGGGCAAACCCGCTGATACCTTCGCTCATGGTGTTGAAACCTTCCACCACGCCTTTCACATTCTCGTCAACAGTGACGCCGAAGCCTTCCAGTGTGGAGATGATGGTACCGGCAGCCTGACCGTAGGATGACATCCTGCCCGCCACACCCTGCAGCGATTGCGCCAATGCCGCCTGCTTTTTCAGACGGTTGTTCTGGGCGGCTGCAAGGTTCCTTTCAGCCTGCTCCTGGGTCAACAGTCCGGCTACAAGTCTGCCGGTCTCGTCCCTATACTTACCCGTAACCACTTCACCTCCTGCCATTACGGTGTTCAGGTCTTCCTGGGCGCTCTCCACTGCCGCCTGGGATTCGCCGTACTCTGCCAGCGAGCGTTTCAATTCCCGGAAAGGCTTGCGGTCGGCAATCTTCAGGTCTATATCCGTAAGGGCGTTCTGCAGCTCTTTCAGGTCGGAAGGGCGCAGCTCTTTGGCAGCGCCATTAATATATTCTTTCAGTTTGTCACGAAGGGCGGAAAGTGTTTCCGTACTCTGTTCGTCCAGATTGCCGAATACGTCAGCCAGGTTGACGGTCTTCTTGAACTCCCCGAAGTCCAGTTCTTTCAGGTCGTTCTCTCGCTTTTTTTTCAGTAATTCCTTCTCGCCTTCGGTTTCCGCACGGGCTATCTTCAGCGAATAATCCTGTGTAATGGCAAGGCGCTTGTCCTGGTAAGTACCATATTCTTTATTATAGTCAATCCATGCCTGGCGGTTCTTGTCGCGCCATTCTTTTTCTATATTATAGGTATTTTGTAGATATTGTACCTGTGCAAGGGCGCGTTGTGCCGTCGCGCCGTCCTTCACCTGCCTCTCCTCTTCGGGAGTCACCTTCCTGCCCGCCTTCCTTGATTTCTCCAGTTTGGCAAGGGTATCGCGTTCTTCCTTGTCGATGGCGGCAAGAGTGTCATTATACTCCTTTTCGGCAAGCGCCTTGCGTTTTTCCCGTCCCTCCACCATCACGGCGATGCGGGCGGCCTCCACTTTCTGCTGGGCACGGATGCGGGCGTCGGCAAGTTCGTTCTGATAGTCGGTTTCTGTTTTACCTCCTTTTACCGGTGTCTTTACTTTTATTTTGTCCTTTATATTTGCTGCCTTCAATTCCTTCCGGGCCTCATTTTCCGCTTCAATGCCGAGTCGGAAGAATGCATCGGCAGTCTCGTCGATGGCTTTCTTCTGTTTCTCCAGATGTTCCACTCCGTACCGTTTGAGGTCTTCACCGGTTTCATTTACCAGCCCTCTTGACTGGACGGTATTCAAAGTGCCGGCTGTCCTTTCAAGCGTGCTGACCGGACGCTTCTTCTCTTTTTCTATCTCCAACTGTAGCCTGAGGGACTCTTCGTATTTCTCGGCAGCCATCTTCTGGGCTGCCGCACCTTTGGCGCGGAGCTGCATGGATTTGATGAAAGCTTCCGTATTGTCGACCAGCAGATTCTCCGCGTCGGCGACGTTTGCAACAGACACATTCAGCCTGTCGAATTCCTCCTTGTTCTCAGTTATGAATTTCTTTTTTGCGGAAAGGTCATTTCCCAGGGAAGCCCACTTCTCCTGCAAGGTTTTGAGCGATACGAGATTCTTGCCGATACCCGTATCGGATTCCTGCATCGCCTTGTTCAACTCTTTCTGTGCTTCTGCCAGACCGGCAACTGACTTTTTTCCGGAAAAGAGTGTAGAGAAGAAATTCCCGATTTCCTTGCCGAATACGACAGTCAGCGTGATGGCGGTAGCCATTAAAGTCTGCCACGAGAAAAGGGACGAGAGCACCTGCTTCCATACCGGTGTCGCCTTCTGGCCTGCCGCCGTCAGTCTCTCGTACTCCTTTCTGGCATTGCCCACCGCGTCCGTAAACATCGGGATGTTGTTGGATATTGCCAGGAAGAACATCTGCGGTCCCATGGCCAGTGACGGAAGCTCGCGAGCTATCTGCGCCATGCTCATCTTCACGCTGTTCAGTTTCGGTGCGGGGTCATTGCCTATGACGGGTGTCTCGCCCGCCCGTCTTTTGGCAGCCTCGTATTCCTTAAGCTGTTCCTTCAACCCGCCGATGGCACCCTTCAGCGCCTGGATGTCAGCCATCTCCCTCTCACCGGCAAGCCCTTGTTTCTGGAGATTCTTATACTCCTTCTCCAGATCTTTCAGTTCCAGTTTCAGATGCCCGATCATCCGCCTGGTGAAAGCCTCCATGTTGGCCACGTTGCCTTCCACCGACCTCATGCCCGCCAGCGTCTTGTCATCCAGGAATATTTCAAGTTTAATGGGATTCATCAGCGTTTTCCTCCTCGTCAAGCAATTGTTGTAAATAGTCTGCCGGAGATATGTCCGGCTGCCCGTTGCGGCTTCTCCTCTCGGCAACCATCTCCTGCGTGGTCTTCTTCCTTCCCGGCACATGGCGGGGGAAGTCCTGCCACATCAGCATCAGCATCGGGTAGTTCACACCGCGCATGATGTAGTCCACACTCCAGCCCGTGTCACGGGCTATCTGTCCCACGAGACCGAACGGGCTATGGGCGGGCTCCGTGTACCCCTTTAACTCCCGTTCTGTTTTCTTTGGCTCAGATTGGGCGCTGTCAGGCTCATCACCTCTGCCAATCTGATAGTACTCCCGAAAGGGACCGTGCTCATCGTGCTCAGGGCGATCATCCATGCCTCCTCCAGGGCGGCGGGGTGCATGCAGTTGCGCAGCATCCATGCCACCGGACGGTTCAGAAGCCTGCCCGACACCCTGCCACGGACGATGGCATATGCCACCATGCGGCTCACTGTTTTGGTATGCTTCACCATAAACTCCAGCTTCTGTTCAAAAGTGTAGGCCCTGAGTTCCTCGTGTGTCACACCCAGTTTCAGATACATCCGTGCCATGCGGCAGCGGCTTTCCAGGGTTGGTATCCGCATCACCCAGCGGATGTGTCTCCCTCCGGGAAGCCGCAGCGGAAGGGAGATGCCGGCATCCGACATGACCCTCTCCGCAAGGGATTCCATTTCAAAGTTCGGTTTCATGGGCAGCCCCCCCATTAGCCTGCAGCCTCGGTACCCTTATCCGGGTCGATGCCCTTGGCGAAGAGCTTCATGCGCTTGCCCTCGGCATCCTTCAGCAGCTCGATGTTCAGGGAAAGCCCCAGCACGTTGGAGGAGTTGATGCCGTTAGCAAAGTCACTGCCGGTCACCTTGGCATTGTAGAAGCGCAGGGTCTCGCCGCTGTCGGCAACCACGTCCATCACGCCCGTGGCTTCCCAGTTCTCGGGGGGCTCCCAGTTGTTCTTGGCGTCCTTCGTGCCGCCGATGGTGTTCACCAGGCTCTCGGCGTTCAGCTCTATCAGGGTGCAGGTGAATGCCTTCTTGCCGGGATTGGTGGTGAGTGTCATTACCGGGCCGTCCTTCACCTGCGCGGCGTAGATGTCCGTGGTACTCGGGGCGCTCCCGGCAGGCTGCAGGCCTTCCTCGCTGATAAGGCCGATTTCCTTCTCCTTGAATTTGAGGTGCGCCAGTCCGTAAATTAATCCGTCCATAAATTCTTTTGTTTTTTAAGTTCTGTTCAATCGCCGTTTAATCAGTATCAGAAGAAGGACGGCAACGGCCAGCCGACCTGTCCATATTTGAAACCACTGCCAGCCGGTGGGTTCCCTTATCACCTCAGGAGGCAGGGTCTCTACCGCTGAGGATGTCTCGTTGCGGATACGTGTCAGTTCTTCCGTCAGCATTATTACCTGGCGTGCCAGACTGTCGCAGGTGGCAGTCACCTCCAGGCTGTCTTCCGATATGCGGTTGACATTCACTGTTGCCTGCCCACTACGCTTACTGAAGCCCGTCCCCACAGGTATCGAGGTCAATATCTTCGTCGGAAATGCCGTCCTCGCCACACTGGGAGGAACGGGCTGCTGAAGGAGAGCGAACCCGCTTCTGCCTTGCAGGCTGTCGGTAACGAGGCTGTTCCGTGTCAATCGTCCCGGACTTCTGCAGCTCGTTACGGATAGGGCAATCGTTCCAGTGACGACAAGCAGTAGCGCGAGCCACCGTGCGGTCCAGTCGGGCGATGGCCCGGTAAAGTTTTCTGTTCTCATTGATGGAACTCATTAAGTCCGAACGGAGATTCTGAATGTTGTCCATATAAGCAGCATCCACGTCTCCGCTGTTGCGGGCCTTTGAAAGGCGGCGGTTGAAGAACCAGCCCAAAGCGGTTCCGATTGCCGCACCCAGTCCCGCGGGAAAGAGGCTGCCTAATATCTGCATCAAAGTATCCATCCGTTTTTGTTTTTTTAATTTCTTGATTGATTAGAGCAGGCTCCAGCCGGCTTCCACGTCCGCCATCACTGCCGGAACACCGTTTTCAACCTGCGACATCGCAGCCGCAAAGGCACACATCGTACCCCGGTCGTCCACATCGGGCACATGGCTTGCCGGCACCTGCATCTCCCTGCACACACGGCTGATGTAGCCGTTCGTGTTGTTCTCTGTGGGCGGTGCCCAACGGCGGATAAAGTCGGCAATGGTGCGGCAACCGTGTTTGCGGCGGTAGTTCTGTAACAACTTAAGACCGGCACGGTAGCCGTAGGCCATCGTCCTGAACTGGCAGAACGAACGGTCCTGCGAAGGCCGGATTTCCCCCTGCCACACGGTGGTGGCAGAGAGACGGATATTCAGCGGGTTATTGTTGCGTAGTCCTCTGCTCATCACTCGCTGATATCTGAAGTTCCGATACTGATGTAGGCGTTTCCGTCGTACATCAACGTGGTGACCTTGTTTGCGGCACAAGCCACCTCGCCGATGGTCTGGGCATTGGCACTGGCGTTCTTGACGATGAGCAACGAACCTGCCTGGACTTGCGTGTCCAGCGTGAAAGTCGTTGCGGCGGTTCCGGCTGCAATATCCACAATCTGGGGATTGCAGTCATGTACCAGGGACTTGTCTTCGGGTTTGCGGGTTACGGCAACCGGGAACGGTATCTGTACACAGCGGTCACCTTCTTCTGTATAGGGGGCGAAGAAGTCAAAGCTTCTCCGCGATTTCATGTTAATGTAACTCATTGCACTTTAATTTTCAGGGTTAGGATTTCTTTGTGGTAAACATGGCGCCCAGATACTTGCCAGTGATGGGCAATGCGATACCGCGCATATTGAAGCCAAGCACATCACCGCGGTATTCAGGGTCGTTCAGACGGTAGTACATGTCCTCCATGCTCTTGGCACGGCAGACGGCGTCCCGATACCATACAGTGGAGGCGATAGCGTCCGTATTGCGGACAGGAGCACCCCATTCCACCTTCTCACCCGTAGTACCGTTGTATTTAGGTACCATGGAAGTGACGTGAATTTTGAAACCGAACATAGAACCGGTAGAGAAGAACGTCTTGAACATCTCCAGGTCTTGAAGCTGCAAGTCGGTAGCATGGTACGGATGCAGTGCCAGGATTCGTCCTTCCTTGGGTACCTGCATCATGTCAAGCTGGGTGGAGAGCGCCAGAACCTTTTCATAGGTCATGGCCACATAACCGGTACCCTGTTTGCTGGCGTTGCCATCGTTGATTTTTATAACCGGGGTGGTTTCACTATCCTTCTTGGGTGCCCAGTTGTAGATGGCCAGCTCGGAGAACTGCATCTGCAAAGACTTCTTATGCCCGGCAGCCACACTCCTGCGTTTCTCGGCGGATTCCTCGATTTCGATGGCGTTGATATGTACGGTGTTTTCCGTATCGAAGCGCTTCATCGGAATCTTGTAAGGCTTGTCGCCGCGTGCCACTACCGGTATCGGATATACCTCATTGTCGATGAATACCCTCGGGTCGATACCCGCTTCCTGCAGGTTCAGGTACTCGTTATCGGTCCACATGCTGAAATCACGCGAGTCGGAAACGAACGAGGTTTCCGGATAGAACTTCTCGATAATCTCGGGAATCCAGATTTCCTTGTTAAGGCCCTCCGCCAGGCAGCCGGTAAGTTGCAACGGAACCAGCGAAAGCCCCATTTGGATGCCGAACATCAGGTTGTGGTCGATGCCGATACTCTGGGCAAACAGGCCTGAGGTGGCGAAATTGAACAGCAACGCTGTGAGCAGCGAAAAGATGAATTTTGTCTTCATTGTCTTTTTATCTTTATATTTATAAAATGATTATTCCGGGTACTTACCGTAGGCTTCATGGAACTTCTCCCGGTAGAGGTCCCTGTCCTTTTTAAGTTCCTTGAGCATATCCTTCTCCAGGATTTCCTTGAAAGTCATGTCTGCCAGCTGTACGTTTCCTCCGGCCTTTCCTTCGGTCTGTACCTGGGAACTGATGGACTGACGTACAGAAATGGAACTGAGGCGTACTTCGGCCTTTGCAAAATCAATGGCAAAGTCCTCCAGCCAACTATCACGTCCTTTGGCGTCAATGCGCCCGTCTTTCACTGCCGCGTCCACCAGTGCGACGGCTTTCTGTTTATCGGCTTCCTTCTCCTTCGTCTCAAAGGCCGTTACACGTTCCTGCAATGTCTGTTTTTCGCTCTTGAGCGTGGCGTTCTCGGCCTGCAGGTTGTCACGCAGGGTAATCAGGTCCTGTACGGCTTCCCGGATAGCCTGGTCGGATGCGGAATCCGACAATTTCAACATCTGTGTCAAATAACTCATATTGTTCTCTCTTTTATGGTTAATACTGATTTTTTTATCCATCAGCCTGACAAGCGCCTGCCTGTCAGACAAGTCTATACGTTTGTTTGTCGCGCGGTCATACATGGCAAGGGCATTGTGGTTAGAACCTATGGGGCAGACAGACATCTCCCGCATGGTCCACCTTGTGGCGGTGGGACCCGTCTGTCCCGGAAGTTTCAATGCGGGATCATCGCTGACCTCTTCAGGCGGCCAGGCGCCGATACTGGCCATGCGCAGGAAACCGCGCTCCACCTTACCGGCTATCGTACGTCCTTTTTCGTCTTCCTCGTCGAATACAACGTCCACGAGAATCCTGCCGTCCTCCACACGCACGTTCTCGCCGCGCCCTATCGGGGTTTCCCAGTCATTATGGTTATAGAGTACTACGGGATTCTTTTTGAATTCTTCCAGGTTGGCCCCCGAAGTCAGCATGCGGAAACCGTAAGTGTTTACGGATTCGTCATGTACGCAGAATGTATATGCCTTGCCCATTGCTTTTCTCATTTTGTTTGCTGCAAAATTCAGGTATAAAAAGAAGGTGTGCAAATCCCCTTGTAACAGTTTCCCTCCGGCTGGAAACTGTTACAAGCCAGGTGGAAACCATTACAGGCGGATTATTTTAATCGGTATGCGCTGCCTAACTTTGTACTGTAATAATCAAGAGAATGAATATGTCCAAGACACTAACAAACCAACAGAAAAAGGACTGGGCGAAGATGCTCTACATGCAGGGAGAACTGCAAAGCAGGCAGATAGCCGAAAAGGTGGGTGTCAGTCCTGTCACCATGAGCAAGTGGAGCAAGGAGGGTAACTGGGAAATGCTGCGGGCGGCCGTCACCACCACGCGGGAGGAACAGATACGCAATCTCTACATGCAGATAGCGGAAATGAACAAGGCCATAGCCGAGCGCGGCGACAAGTATGCCACTTCCGCCGAGGCCGATACTATCAACAAACTCTCCGCCGCCATCGCCAAAATGGAAGGAGACTACGGCATAGCCGATATCATCAGTGTGAGCAAACAGATTCTTTTCTGGCTGCGCAAGCGTGATCCGCAGAAGGCAATCGAACTGAGTTATTATTTTGACGAATTTGTAAAGGAGAAATTAAGGTAAGGCCATGGCAAAAAAGAGACTGACAGGAAACAACAGGGCACTCTCCGACGACTGGGAAGAAACCCTGAGGCAGATACGTACACAGACCGCTGTAGACTTCACCATGACCGGAGAAGAAAAGGCAAGGAAATTGCGCGAACTGGAAGCGGACCCTCTCGCATGGGCGAAGTTCATGTTTTACCAATATGCCAAATACGAGTTTGCAGGATTCCAGAAGAAAGCCATCAGGCGCATCATCGGGCATTCCGACGGGAACTGGTACGAAGTGCTGAGTTGGGCGCGTGAGCTGGCAAAGTCCACCATCGTGATGTTCATAGTACTCTACCTGGTCATCGTGAAGAAGAACAAGCGGTGCGTCATCATGGCATCGGCAACCAATGACGGCGCGAGGAAGCTGCTGAACCAGTACCGGGCACAGTTCGAGGCGAACGAGCGGCTGAAATATTTCTACGGCAACCTCATCGGTGACAAATGGACGGAGGACTATTTCACCCTCAGCACCCGCGTGTCGTTCATGGCAATGGGATGGGGACAGTCACCGCGCGGAGTCAAGATGGACGAGGTACGCCCGGACGTATTGCTCATGGATGACTACGATACCGACGAGGAATGCCGCAACCCGGAGACTGTGAACAACAAATGGAACTGGTTCGAGCAGGCGCTGTTCTTCACCCGCTCCATCAGCGAGGCGCTGCTTACCGTCTGGACGGGGAACGTCATTGCGAAGGACTGCTGCGTCTCACGTGCCGGCAACAAGGCAAGGGAACTGGCCGCAAGGGAGAAGCCCATCGGAAACTGGGACATCATCAATATACGCATGGTGGATATAGGCAAGCCAGATCCGCAGGCGGATTACCAGTTCGGAACGTCCGTATGGCCGGAAAAGAACACCGAGGAGACGATAGACGAAGTACTGGCACAGGTGAGCCTCGCCAGCGGGCAGAAGGAGTGTTTCAACAACCCGGTCGTGGAGGGTTCCTACTTCAAGGAGATACGCTGGGGAGAGTGCCCGCCCATAGGCAAGCTCAAGTATATTGTCAGTTACGGGGACCCGGCACCGAGCAACACCACCGGCAGGAAGGCGAAGAAGAACTCCTTCAAGGCGAATTTTCTCATGGGGCTGTATGAAGGTACGCTCTATGTTTATACCGGCTATCTGCAGCACGTCACCAACGATGAGTTCGTAAACTGGTACTACTACCAGCACGACTACGTGAGGGAACGGGCGCAACAGCGCAACTATATAGAGAACAACAAGCTCCAGGACCCGTTCTACCAGCAGGTGTTCGTGCCGTTGTTCCTCGCCAAGGGAAAGGAGAAAGGTTATTATATCAACATCTCGCCCGACGGTCGCGACAAGCCCGACAAGTTCGTACGCATCGAGGGAAACCTGGAACCGTTGAACCGTGCCGGACGCCTGGTATTCAACGTCCGTGAAAGGGACAATCCCCACATGCAGCGCCTGGAAGAGCAGTTCCGTCTCTTTGATGACGGGCTGCCTGCGCCTGCAGACGGACCGGACGCTATCGAGGGGGGGTATTACATGTGCCAGCAACTGAACGCCCATATGGAAGCCGGAAGCTACTGGATAGGAAGACGCCCCCATAATAAAAAAAGAATGTGACAAACCATTAAAAATGAACATATATGGCTTATTTGGAAATCGAGGAAATGACAACCCATATCTATGAGGAGGATATGGATACCATCAGCCATGGCGATGACGCGGCGATGATGTCGGCCATAGACGCCGCCATAGAGGAGGTGCAGGGATATCTTACCAAGTACGACACGGGAAAGATATTCGCCGCCAGGGGAAAGGAACGCAATCCCATATTGCTGCTTTTTGTAAAGGACATAGCCGCCTGGCACTTCTGCAATATCTGCAATGCGGGCGTTGACATGGAAATGCGTGAGAAACGTTACGACCGTGCGGTGGAGTGGCTCAGAAACAACCAGAACAGACAGAATCCCAACCTGCCTGCCGCACCATCCGCCCATACCGAAAGATGCCCTCTCCACGGGGAAATAGCGTTCGGAAGCAACAGAAAACGTGACAACCACTTTTAAACGGAAACCTTATGACAAACAGGAAGAGAAAAAAACGGCAGGCAGGCGCTGTGCCCAAAAAGATTGTGACACCGGTATATAATCAGATACTGGTGCAGCCCGTGCATAGGGGAATAAACGATATAGGCACATGGAAAAGCGCACTCAGGGCGGCTGACATGGGGCTGCGCAGCAAACTGTACGACCTGTATGAGGATATCCTCATGGACGGGACTGTGACGGATGCCATCGGCAAACGCATAGAGGCGATAACCGACTGCGACATTAACTTTACGGTAAACGGGAAGGAAGTACCCCGGATAACGGAGCTCATAGACACCGTGGAGTTCGAGAACCAACTGAAAGAGATCATGTGGAGCCTTTTCTGGGGAATATCCGTAGACGAATATTCTTTCGTGAACGGGTTCGACTTCAACAGTATCCCGCGCAAGCACATACGGCCCAAAGAGAAGCTGATACTGCGGCGCCAGTACGATACGGACGGAATCAGTTACAGCGATGACGGCATGATCATACAGTGGGGAGAGGATGATGATCTGGGCCTCTTGCTGAAAGTGGCTCCCTATGTGATATACAAGCGCGGGGGATTCGGGGACTGGGCACAGTTCGTGGAACTCTTCGGAATGCCGCAGCGCATAGGAAAGTACAATAGCATGGACGAACAGAGCAGAAGGCTTCTCATACAGGCGTTCGAGGAAGCCGGTTCGGCGCCATACATCGTCATCCCGAAAGAGAGTGACGTGGAACAGACAACTCTCAGCGGAAGCAGCAACGGCGCGCTCTACAACGATTTCCGCAATGCCTGCAACGAGGAGATACTCATAACCGTACTGGGACAGACCATGACCACCAGGGACGGTGCATCGCTCTCGCAGAGCAAGGTGCATATGGAAGTGCAGGAGAAGAAGCACCGCAGCGACCGCCGCTTCGTTATACGCATGCTCAACAAGTATTTCGTGCCGTTGCTCGAAAGTCGGGGATATCCGGTGCATGGCGGCAAGTTCTCGTTCGTGGACAAGAAGGACGAAATCACGGTGAACGACCTGAAGACGCTTTCCACCATGATTCCCATACCCCGCAGTTACGGCTATGAGAAATATGGTATCCCGGAACCGAAAGACGGCGAGGAAATATTTCTGGGGACACCAACCCAAACGGATGGCGCTGCAAAGGTCAGACCGGGAAAGCAGGATGACCCCCCGCATGATTCTATAAAAAACAAGGATGAACGTACACTGTGGGAACGGGTGAGGTCTTTTTTCGTAGCAGCCCCGCATCCGGGCGGGGCTGGCACAATCCGCATGAGTGACACAGCCTCGCTGGATGAAAGACTCATCGCTGCCGTATGGAACGGTGAACTGACCGGTTTCAGTCCGGAGCTTTTCCGGTTCTTTGCCGAAGACTTTTTAAAGGCTGTCCGAACGGCATTTGAAGAAGGACCGAGAAATGCCGATGTGGGCGTGGCCTACAAATTGTCGGATGACTTGTTCCGTATGGCGATGGAGCAGAACCTGTTCCATTTCTCCGCTGCCAAGACGCTGGCGGAGATACAGGAACTGAACAGGCTCTTCCGGGAAAGCGGGAGCTTTGGTGAGTTCCACCGCAGGGCAAAGGAAGCCACTGAAGTATTCAACAGGACCTGGCAGAGGACGGAATACGAAACGGCGGTACTCACAGCCGAGGGTATGTCCACCTACCGGAAATTACGGACGAAGAAAAAGGTATATCCTTTCTGGGAGTACCTGACGGTGAACGACGGCAGGGTACGTGAAGAACACATGAAACTTCATGGGGTCATCCTGCCTGAAAACGACCCGCGGTGGAACAAAATATATCCGCCGCTGGGTTGGGCCTGCAGGTGTCTCGTGACCGGACGGATGAAGCACCAGGTAAAGGTCGATCTTGAAGAGATGCGCCGGCGTGTGGACGGCTTCCTGAAAACGGCCGAATGGAAAAAGGCCGAGGCGCAAGGCTGGGGAGTGAACCGCTGTGACTCGGCGCAGGTATTCACAGCCGACCAGATGTACATCCGCAAGTTCCCGCAGCAGGCTTCCTCCTATCTGAAGGACATGACAGCCGAACGCTGGAACCTGCCCGGGGTACAGGCCATGAAGAGGGATGCTTCCGGGAATATCCCTGCCAGTGAGCGGAGTGAACAGGAGGTATGGGAAACATACGCTGAAGACGGAAGAATTGTGCTGACGGATTACGACGGCCGGAAAGTGGTTGTCGAAAAGAGACAGTTCGACAGCCATACTGCAGGCAAGGGACGGGACAACCGCATAAAATACTGGGATGCCATGCTGGAAACCCTGCACGCCCCGGACGAGGTGTGGCTCAACGATGAGATAAAGCATGACCTGCTCGACACCTATTGTCTGTTGAAATACTACAACGACGAGGTTCTGGCCGTAAACTACCGGATAGAGGGGGAAAAACTGGTGCTGAAGACCTGGTATGTCATGCAGACACGCACACCGGGAAACCGGAAGGTAAACCTTAAAAAGGAGATATGGGACAAACGCCGCAGAGGGCTGCTGATAAAAAAGCGTCGGAGTGCATCCTCGCCTCCGTCCGAACCGTAAAGGTGAAACGATCCCGTCGCTTCTCCGCCCGTCCGGATTGGATAGCCGGTCTTGCACTCCTTCTTGGGGCTGATCCTGCCTGGCGCTGTCGATTCTCAGACCTTGCAAATCCCCCTTGCACCCCCGGGGTGTTGGATACGTGTTGTCTCCCCGTCAGGACAGGACTTCGATGCAAATATAGCCATTTTAAAACGTAAGGCAATGGATTTTGGCAAGGAATTGGAACAAAGGGTGAAAGAGGCCATGGAGGCGGTGCCCGAGGCGGTGGCTTCCACGGCGAAACGGTATTTCCTGGAACGTTTCTCCGAAAAATCATTTGACGGTGAGCCGTGGCCGCCATGGAGTAAAAGATACAGACCCGGAAGGGGGACGCTGCTTGTACAGAGCGGAGCCCTGCGCAAGAGCATCGACATAGACGGAATCAGCGCCCGCAAGGTGGTCATTACTGCCGGTGGTGACAGGGTGCCGTATGCACGTGCCCATAACGAGGGGTTCTCCGGCAGCGTAGTGGTTCCTTCCCACAGCCGCACCGGCAGGAAAGGCAAACAGTACGTTGTAAAGCAACACACCCGGAAGGCTTTGATTCCCCGGCGGCAGTTCCTGGGCGAAAGCCGGGAACTGAACCGCATATTAAAGAAAGATATCGGACAACTGTTTAAAAACATCATGGAACAATGAAAAAAGAAATTCTCAAAGCGGTCATGGACCGCATACGTCAGGAAGTGCCGGCACTGCGCTGGGTGGATGCCGACGAAGGACAACTCGACTTTTCGGACAGCCGACCGCCCGTGGCCTTCCCCTGCTGCCTGGTGGAACTTTCCTACCCCGATGCGGACAACATCGCAGCCGCACACGCGTCGGTACAACGTGTAGAGGCCGCTGTAAACCTGAAGATAGGTTTCAATGACTGCGCCTCGTTCAATGCAAACAAACCCGTGGCCGTCCAGGATGTGGCGTTTGCGCGCATCGATTTCCTGGAGGATATTCACAAAGCGTTGCAAGGCTACCGCATGGACAACTGCAGCAAGTCATTCCGGCGCAAGAGCTGCCGGCCGCAGAAACGACCGGACGGGCTGAAAGTATACGAGGCTGTATACATGGCGGAGTTTATTGACAGAATATGATTTCTACCACTTCCAGCAGGGATACATCCGCTGGAGCTGGCGTGCCGTGGTGTGGGTGCTGCAAAGGTGCTCGAAGAACTCGGAACATTCGAGCCAGGCGTTGTTGATCGTACGCTCGTCAACGAAGAACTCCTTCTCCGCAAGAATGACAATCACATCGTCAAGACGGCGGCGCATGATTTCACGCCAATAGTAAAGACGAGCCGTCATCACACGGTTGCGCAGCCGGATACGCTCACTGCGGCTGGAAGCCGTACGGCGTAGCGGAGTGGTCGAAAGCTTGCCGCACTCGCCGTTGAAACCAAGAGGATTGCCCGGAAAAAGTTCTAACTGATTGCCCATACCCCAAAAACATCAATCGTTACCATAAATACCCTGAAAACCTGATACAAAGATAACAATAACGGCATATATACACAACAAAGGCCGCCATATTAATCATACGGCGGCCTTTCGAGGATTCATCGGCGTGTCTTCAACCTCATGGACAGCATGGCCTTGTCCCACAATATCAGAAAAGCATCCCAATAATCCTGAAAGCTGAAATTGTACCAGCTCATTTGCAGATACCACATCGGCAGATAGGCTATGAATATGGCGAACCATAAAGGGATAAGCAGCCAACGAAGTACCAGTCTTGTTCTGTTCATTATACGTCAGTTTTAAAACCGATACCGATAGCCTGCAATCTTTTTAAGGCTTGTTTCTCATAATCTTTTTTAAGTTTCTCACTGATCTTATTTTCCCAGCAATCCACACAAAAAGGTCCATCGGGAACATTATAGCAACCACCTTTTATCGGCTTCCCACATTTCTTGCATTGTAACTCATTATCCATTGGGTTCATATCTTATCAGTTATACTCCAATTATCTCATCATTGATACGAAATATGCTATCACTCACAAAATCGTATATCTTATACATAAGTTCTGGTTCTTCTTTTTCCGGAGAATAAACCATCACTTTTTTGCCTGCACCTTTCATCCATCCGGCTTCTGTATTGGCTGACCGACCACAAGGAAGAACCATTACGCACACATTAGCCCATTGCATACCATTGAAATCAGAATTAAATCCTTTTTGTGCAATCGGATGATTGAGAGCTTCTCTGTATTGTTCTGTTGTCCATTGCTGCCAATTAGGATCTATATCAGACCATTGAAAACTACCATTGCCATGAGGGGGATTCCTAAAGTCATATACTTCGTGACCTTTATTTCTGAGAAACGATACAACATCCTGTTGATATGAGTTTCTCCAACTACTTGCTACATAAATCTTTGCCATACACTATAAATTTTATTTTAAAATTATTATTTTTGCATCGTTGTTGTACTTGTGGCCGAATGGATAAGCTCCATCTGACAAATGGATATGTAGGTTCAAATCCTTCCAAGTACGATTATTGTCAAATTAAATATTGATAAAAATATGACACCACTACTATTAAGTATAGCAGCTGGGGTTATTTCAAATTTATTATCAAATTATATTACCAAAAAATATCAGAAAACAACCCCGGCAATAATATACAACATCACCAATATAAACTATTATGGAGACGTTCAAAACGTTTATCTTGGCAGGGTTGAAAAATAATTTTTTGGAGGGAGCGGGTTTTTCCCGCTTCCTTTTTTATTCATTTCTTTTTTATATTTGAGTTATTTTCTTATTCATTTTTGAATTGCCTTTAGTCAACCCGATATAGCCTGCATCCCGTCTTCTCCTTCGCCCTGAGCAAAAAGCTGGCGGCCTCGTCACTGTCAACTACCAACCTGATGGCGGTAAGCCCTTCCGTTTTGGGCTTCTGCAGAAGCAGGGAGTAGGGCTGGTCATAATAGTTCCAGTAGAAGATGAAATCCGCCACATGGAAATTGTCTATCTGGACAATGTATTTTACGGGAATACGCATAAGACTTCAGTGATTAAATGTTGTTTGAATTCCCTCTGAGGCAGGGTTTCACTTCCCCGTCCGGTACCCAGTCCACCGTAACGATGCCCTTCACTTTGCCAGTGCCGCCACACTTGGGGCAAGGGACCAGCTCCGTGTCCTTTTCCGTGATGTCTCCCTGGAAATAGCCGTTGCCTTGACAATATCCGCAGGAATGGCCTGGGAATACTCCGACGGTCTCCCGTCCCGTTCCGAAGAGGGGCGCCGTTACCAGCACCCCGCTCTGTTTCTTGCTCATGGTTTGTTCTGTATTAAGTTCTTTTTCTCCTTTCATAATTCCAGCCGTTCAGTCTGTACACCTCGCGCCGTGCCTCTTCCCTGGTCGGATATTCATTCACCTTGGTGCCAAGAGTGGATGTCCTCGGAGGGAAGCTGTCACCCTGACGGTAGGTGATATCGAGATACACCGCCCAGCACCGACCGCGGGGACGGTACCGGTAACAACGATGTATCTCCCTCATCTCACTGCTCAACCGCATCACTCTCCTTTTTAGGCTCCACATAGAAGGTCTCTTCCTGCACCACCTGCACACCGATCTTCGGGAAATAGGATACCACGTCAGGATTCTCACGGTCAGCCAGCAGTCTGTCCTTGGCAAGCTCCTCACTGGTGCGGATATACTGTGGCAAAAGCTCCTTGCATAAATTCGTCACTGCCGCCCAGGTGAACCCCTTCAGGTTCTTCAGCTTCGGTGTGCCGGTACGGAAACCGAATACGCCATGGGCGCTCTCCAGGCTTTTCTTCCTGGAGAACAGTTCTTCCTTGTTTTCTACGGCGTATGCCTGCATGATGTCGAAGTTCTTTTCCTTCGTGGCAGACAGTTCTGCCAGCTGGTCCGCATACTTCTCGCGGATACGGGTCATCTCAAGGTCCATTTTTGAGGTGAGGTTCTGTACTTTGGCATCGGCCGCCGCAAAATCTGCGAAGGCCTGCTCTGCCTGCTCGCGGCTGATACCGCTGACTACTGTTTTCTTTGTTCTTGCCATAATTCTTGCTCTTTTGATAGGGTTAATAATTTAATAGTTGATTTTATTTTTCTGCTGCTTGCTGGCATTGCGGTAATAAGCCCTGTACTCTTCTGTTTTCGTAGGGTCCTCCAATTGCCGGAGTTCCCGGTCGATGTTGTCGTAACGCACCAGCTCCGCTCGGTATTCGTCCAGCAGGCGGTCGTACTCGATAGGTCTCAAGGCGGTAATACCCGCCATCAACCGGTCCTGCAGGTCACAGATACGGTCTGCACAGACTTCGAGACGGGACGCCAGCCGTTCACGGCGTTTGTTTCTGTCTACGATATGGACCATTGGGATATATTGATTATTATTATCTACCATCTCATCTCCTCCCCTTTTTTATTGTGATAAAATTCTGCACAACCGGAGCGGCGGCAAGCTCACTCCTGCTGTAATAGACCAGTCCGGCTTTGCGGTATCCGGTAATGTAACCCTTACGCTGCCAGGCATTCAGCGTCTCACGGCTACATCCTATAAGCTCTGTAGCATCTTTCTGGCCGATATAGTCCGCACGGTTCGTATCCGGCAATTTCTGGTATTCGGCACGTTGGCGGCGTTCTTTCAACAAATCCTCCACAAAGCCTTCCAACTGCGTGACCTTACGCTTCAGAGCCTCAAACTCCCGTACACTGACTGACTGGCGCTCTTTGGGCTCAGGTCTGTCAACCGTCACCGGATATCTGTCCGCATCGGGTATCAGCTCTTCCAGCGATAATCGCCCTGCGGCAAAACGGGCGGCGTCACGGCAGGCATAAAACACGGTCTCGTCCTTGTCTTCCTCCGGAACAGAAGCTACGTAGGTGGCAAACACCTGACTCTCATTATGCCCGTTTTCCAGCACCTCGGCCTGGAGCAGACTGATTTTATCCCCTTTCATGCGGAGAATGGTAATTCCTTTCTTTATTTCCTGTTTCTTTCTCATTGTATCAATCCTTTTTAAGTTTCCTTTCCTCACGGCGCATCCACGCCTCCAGCTGTTTCTTGGTGGCCTGGAGCTCCCAAAGCCTCATGCTTGTAATGTCCTTATGCGCCTTGCTGTACTTACGTGCCCAGATGTTCAGCTTCGCCACGTTCATGCGGTATTCCTCCTCACTGTCGCTGGTAAACCCCTGGTTCAGCTGGGGAATCTGGAACGAAAGACGGTAGATGTCCCGGAATACATTCCTGGCTTCTGCCATCTGCATGGCCCGTGCCTTGTCGTCCGTCGGGTTCAACCGCTCCAGCAGCTGCCGCGCCTCACGCATCGTCAGTTCCCGGCTGCTTTCCGTACGGCCGGAAGTGAACTCGTAGATGCAGCCGTGGCGGGCCTCGTCATCCATGCCGATACGGTGGAAGGTGGCGTGCAGGGCTTTAAGCTGCTGGGCGCTGATAGGTTTGTTGGCAGTCGTTCTCAT